AGTAGTTAATTTTGTCTATCGTTCGCACAGTTAAGCACACTCCTTTTGTGAAATGTGCTATATTTCTATTATTTCTAAGTCTACTCTTTACATTCTTAGAAAACTTAGTTATAATAGAAACATAGCTTGACGGCAAAGCAAAAGCTAAGGCCACAAAATAGCTGTCTTTGGAAAGTTATTGTTTGTTGCAATTCAATAATATCTAATTGTAGCTTAGTTGTCAAGATGTAAAACCAAGTTTTGGAGGTGATTTAATGAAGGAATACACGCAGTACAAAGTGCTGCGGGAAAAAGCCGGGCTTTCGGTCAAGCAGGTAATGGAAGCGCTGAATGTGTCTGACGCTGCAGTTTACTTTTGGGAAACAGGCGCAAACGCACCCAGCACCAAAAAGCTGCCGGACATTGCCAAACTTTACGGTTGCACGGTAGACGAGCTTTTGAAGGAGGTGAAACCCAGTGTTCCCAAACCTATTGATTGAGCTTAAAAAGCAGCGTTGTACGCAGCAAGACCTTGCGCAGCATATTGGAATTTCCCGCGCTACCATGCAAAACAAACTGACCGGGCACTCCCAATTTACCCTGCGCGAGATGAAAGCCATTCAAGGGGCGCTCAAAGGATGCACGCTGGATTACTTGTTCACTGAGTGTAGCACGGAGGTGAAACCTTGATGCAAGACAGCAAAACACCCCCGCCGCTCTCTCCGCCCTGTTGGCGCTGAATCTGCTGTGCGGGCTGTATTTTAAGGAGGAATCCAACCATGAAAAAATTTGAACTGACCGCCGAATTTGTAACGAACGTTTTCGGGAAGAAGCTGTTCCGCATGCCGATAAATTGAAAAACGGGCATACACAATCTTGTGGATGTTTGCAAAAAGAAAGAACAAGTTTGGCTTGCCGTAAGGATTTAACAGGTGAAACTTTTGGTAGGCTTACAGTTTTGCATGCGGCTTGCAGAACGCCATATGGGCATTATCGTTATGTCTGCCAGTGCGATTGTGGAAACATTATCACCGTTGATGGAGCCAATCTTACTTCTGGCGCTACAAAAAGTTGTGGATGTTTCCGCAAAGAGGTTACGCGAGAATTAAAACTATCTCATGGAATGGTTGGAACGCGGATATATAGATGCTGGCGGAATATGTTCCAACGATGCTATTCGCCTAAAAACAAAGAATATAAGAATTATGGCGGACGCGGAATCTTTGTTTGTGAAGATTGGCACGATTTCAAGAAATTCTATGCTTGGGCAATAGCTAACGGATATCGAGATGATTTGACGATTGACAGAATCGATGTCAACAAAGGCTACTGCCCAGAAAATTGCCGATGGGCAGATTGGTACACACAAGCAAGAAACCGAACAAATAACGTTTTTATAACGATTGACGGTAAAACAATGATTCAGGAAGACTGGGCTAGAGAGCTTAATATTTCGTCCGCAACACTTAGGAAACGGCGAAAAAAGAATGTTATATCGGAATCTAAGCCCACAAAGGCCGCGAAACCTTCCGGCTGCTGTGTTTGAAAGATTTGTGAAAGGAGGGGAGCATATGCCCCGTGAAAAGCCCCATTACCAAGAAACCCTTGTAGACATTCGCGCCCGCGCTGCTGAACTTTACCCCGGCGAGCTGCTGTTTGGCTCCACAAAGGTTGCCAAGATTCTTGGCAAATCTCGTGGCTGGGTATGGCAGCATTACGGTAGCTTCCATGATTTAACCGTTGAACAAATTGCAAGCCTTATCTGCTGATTTCAGACATACAAGCGTTGGATAGGCGGAAACAACAAGAAAGGACACTAACATGACTGCAAACAAAAAGAGCCGCCCAGTGTACTGCAATACACTGAACGGCAAAAAACGTGAAATTTTCCGGTTTCACAAGTCCATTTTAGCCCATATTGTTCCGGTTTGCAAGTGCTTTGCAAACTTTACACTGCTGGGTTGTGCAATCGGCACCATTTGCGCCGCTGCTGGCCTTGCAGAGGGCGGCGGGGCCGCATCTTTGGCCGGGCTTATTGCCTGCCTGTTGGGCGGATGGGCTGCTATTACGCTGCGGGAGGTATTGGCATGAACCCTTTTGAGATTGAGATGGCATTTGAATACAATGACCCGCAAAAATACCAGGTGTTTTTTGAAACTGTCCAAATCGCAATCCTGGACACGAACAACAGCGAACAATGGAAATACAGCCAGATTCGCGCCGCCTACTGCGCTGCAATGAGCGGCATAGCAAAACGACTGGATGAATTGGAGAAAGCAAACAATGATCGATCTTGATTTCCCCGGCTGCGGCGCAGCGGACGAATACGGCCACCCCATTATGTGCGAGGATTGCATTTGGGGCGAAACGTGCATTGATAGCACGGTAAGGGAGGATAACGATGGAACTGAAGAACTATAGCATTGAAGCCACAGGAAGCCTTTACTGCTCGGAAAGCTTTGCAAGCATCTGTGTTGATGGGCAATCCTATGGCATTGAAAAACTAATCTGCGAGATGATGAAAAGCCTGAAAAATGAAGAAAATCTCGGCATTGAAACGTGCGGAACACTGAACATCACGTTCACCAGAAAGGCTGAAAAGTTGACTGTGAACGGGACTGTGAAAAAGGAGGAAAAGGCATGAGCGTGTTTGAAGCACTTTCTAAGATTCAATCTGAATTGAAAGTACCCAAGAACCTTTACAACTCTTTCGGAAAGTACAAATACCGGAACGCGGAAAGCATTCTTGAAGCGGCAAAACCTCTCTGTGCAAAATATGGTTGCACGCTGACCGTTATGGACGATATTGTACTTATCGGAAGCCGCTATTACGTCAAGGCCATTGCCACAGTAACGGACAAAGAGGGAAACTCCACCAGTACCACAGCTTTTGCCCGCGAGGATGAAACCAAAAAAGGTATGGACGGATCACAGATTACCGGTACAGCATCCAGTTATGCCAGAAAATATGCGTTGAATGGCTTGTTTTGCATTGATGACACAAAAGACCCTGACAGTGATGAATACCACAAGCAGACGAGCGCAAACGTAGCACCAGAACAGCCAACCAAAGGCGATATTCAGTCCAGCGAGGCCGAAGCAAGCGAATATGTCAAAGCCCGCGCTACACTAACAGCTGCAATTACCGAGTATTGCGCCAAAACAAAACATACACGAAATGAAGTCCTTGACGCTTTGAAAGCCGTTCCCGGCGGGACAATGAAAACATTGGACGGCTGCAATGCGCTGATTGCACAGATTCAGGAGTGGAGCAAATGAGCCATACAATCAACATCGCGGATGCTACCTTGATGGGTGAGATTTTGATGCTTCGTCTTAAAAGCAAGCCAGACATGGAGGAAGCGCAGAACTTTGCGAACGAAGTTAAATCCGGCCCCGGCAAGCTGTTTGCAGGTGTTTTTGGCGAGGTACGGAAAAAGCGCAGCCTGACTTCTAACGCTTATGCGTGGACACTCATGAACCAGCTTGCAGAAAAGCTGAAAAAGCCTGCTGTTGAGATTTACCGCGACCTTGTGCGGGATGTTGCAGGTGCAAGCGATATTGTCACCATCAAGCAGGAAGCAATAGAAACCTTTAAGCGCGGATGGGAAAGCCAGGGACAGGGCTGGCAGGTTGTTTTGCTAGATACCATGCCTACACCAAACGGCACGTTCTGCACGCTGCAATGCTGGTATGGTTCCAGCGTATACGACAGCAAGCAGATGCACCGCCTGTTGGAACTGATTGTGCAGGAGTGCCAGCAGCAGGGAATCCCCACAATGACACCGGACGAAATTGCAAAGCTGAAAGGACTGACCGGAGAATGAAAAACGAATTTGGCGTTGCGCTTGATTCCAACGGCTATGCGCCATCCATCATGCCAAACAAGAAAGACATGTTCGGCCACCCACAGTGTTATTACTGCCTTAACGGCCACGCTTTGGTACGGCATGAAGTGCTCTACGGCCAGAACCGGACAAAAAGCAAATCACTTGGCCTGTGGATTTTGGTTTGCCCGGATTGCCACAGATGGATTCACGGCGAAAAGCAGTGCTGGCCCGAGATGGAAGGGCTGGATGCTGGGATGCGGCTTGAACTCAAGATGACCGCACAGCGCATGGCAATGATTGATTACAGCTGGACAAAGGAAGAGTTTGCCCGGCGGTTTGGAAAGAATTATTTGGAGGATTAAAGACATGTTGAATGTAGTTGCACTTATGGGAAGACTGGTTGCTGACCCTCAGCTGCGCCAGACTACAACAGGTAAAAATGTTGCATCGTTCCGCGTTGCGGTAGACCGGGGACGCAAAGATGCCAACGGCCAGAATCAGGCGGATTTCTTTGATGCAGATTGCCATAGAAACGCGCCTGACGCTGTACATAACTGTGCTGCTACGCGGCTGCGACTTGAACAAGATGGCTAACGCCATGCAATGGCCTACTACCACTGGACGGTATCTGACTTTCGCCGCCGCTTTTACAAAAACTATCTCGACTAAAGCAGAAAGGGATCAAAATGGAAAAACAGTATATTCCGTTGATTGAGCGTGA